CCTGCGAGATGGCGAGACCTGACCAGGTCGTTGCATCCTCGGGATTCGACACTTGCCACGTATTGCCGCTGCTCAGAGCGATAAAGAATCCGTCGATGAACTCAACCATTAAAACATTCGTAGGTGCGCCAGAAATGGCTACGAATGCGTTCGTGCCGAGGTTGAAGACGCTGACGGTGCCGCCCGAAGCGATCAGAATCTGCGCGGGATAGAGCCCGCCCGATGTGCCGCCTGCAACCATCGTGACCGGAAGGCCGTCGTCGACCATGAAGTTGCTTCCGCCGGCCGCGCCGTAGTCGACGACGCCACCGACTGCGGTCAGCTCGAATAGGTGCGTACCTCCAACCGCGAACACTCGCCCGCCAGTGGTGAGCATCCCGCGTGTCGAGGGAAGGTTCTGCAAAAGTTGCGCGAAGCGGGTGACGCCCGGTGTGCGGTAGAGTGCCCACTGCGTGCGCGAGTTCGGGGACTCCGTCTGTTCCAAATACCAATTAATCGTGGATTCGGCGTCTACGAGTGGACTTTGAGACGCATAGCTGCCCCCACAGAAGCCAAAACGCATGGTTAGAAGTTTTTACCCCGCGATGGATTTCCGGTGTAGATATTCCCCGAGCTACGGCCACTCATCAGCGCCTGATCCACCGTTGCCACCTTCGTCGGCGCATTGAACGATGCGATGCGATCGCGCGATTGCTTGGCGAGCCGCATGATCAGAGGCATCTTTGCCGGATCACCTGGAAACTCGGCGCCAAGCCGAATAGCCAGGTTGAACCGAATCGCTTCCGCATACCCGGGCGGGAATGAAAGCTTCGTCGTTAGATCGTTGAACAGTTGAAGATTCTGCCAGGGATAAAGCGCAATCGGATTGCTTTGCGTAGGGACTGGCCAAAATGAAAGCGTCATGTCCGGAAAGCCTAAATCGTTGTAGACGCCCTCGGGAAGAATCGAAGTGGTTGACTTGTTGGAAATCCCCTGCCAATCCACGTCGTCGTACATTTCAAGCGGCACTTCGACGGGCGTTGACTGACTGGCCGAATACATGACAGATGCACGCTCAAGGCGCGCCGGACGCAGAAGCAGGAAATCTTCCGTGCCCAGCGCATTCCCGAGCGTGTAGTTTTGTTGCCCGCCAACGAGAGAGAGCGCGACGTTGTTCTGGTCGACGATCACGCGAGACGTGGTGAAAATAAGAACGCGCTCCGCCGCCCACGCGTCCAGCATTTGATTCAGAACCATCTGCCCGTCGTCATATTCCGACGCGGTGACGGGTTGGCCCGAACCGATGGCACCGCACAGACGAAGCGCGGATGCAATGAAGTCGCCTGCGGATTGTTGCGCGATGGGATTCGATGCGGGTTGATTTGGCATGTTGGTCTATAATCCCGGCATGGATCGCCGAGGGTTTCTCAAAACATTAATCGGTGGCGTGGCTGCAACAGCCGCCGTTCGTACGTTTCCGTTTCGCGTGTTCTCGTTCCCGAGTGAAATCGCTAGTCCGCTTCTCTTTCCGCCCTTGGCGTGGGGATTAGATGAGTTCATCGCCGAATACATCAGGCCGGTTAAGTTGATTTCCGGATGGGCTCGACAAAGCGCGATTCAGCTTGGCGGAGATGTTGATGAAATTGTTGCCCAAGGAAATCGCTTGTTTGAAGCTACGCCGCTCGAACTTTCTTCTTACCAGACCGGTGAGCTTGGGATGCAGCTTCGGACTGATTGGGCTCTGCGGCCTGTTGATATTCCCTGATCCAAAGTTCCTCTTCGTCTTTGTCCTTCACAATTGACGCCTGAGCCTGCACCTGCCACGCGGCACGCGCTTCCCGCAAATCTTCCAGCGTGTTGAAATCCGAAGGATTCGGTGCGGGCGTCCGATCCATCGTTTTCGGATATTGCCGATCGGCAATGGCCACAACGGGATCGCCTGCGTGCTCTTCGATCCAGGCGGCCTCTTGCGATTTATTGTGAACGGTGGATTCGCGCTGCACCCGGTCCCATTCTTTCATTGCGCTGTCGAACAGGATTTGTGCGTCCGGCTTGCCCTTAAAATCCTTCATCGTGGGCACCGGCGTTTTGTCCATGATTTTCGGATATTCCTGGTGAATGTAAGGCTTTTCGACGTACTGACCGTGACGGCCTTCGCCTACCACGTATTCGTGCGGCTTGCGGCGGATTGCTTCGATCTTGGCAGGATCCTGAAGATTATAGTCGGCCATACTTCGTTCCCCCTTATTTCAAATGTTAAGGGGCGATTGCTCGCCCCTTCGTTGCTAGACCTGTCTTGCTGCTCGTTTGCCCAACTGCGGCCCGCCTTCGCGGGATGCGGATTCTGCCCGCTCTTCCTCTTCGCGATTGTCTTTGGCAATTCGCGCGTCTAGTTGCGCGGGAGTTTCTCCAGGCAATAGATCGCCACCTTGTTGTAGCCTTGCCGATCCGATGCCCGCTTGATTCCTTTCCAAGGGAACTGTAACCGCTGCGACGCGCTCACGCGCTTCACGTGCGTTTCGGTCTGCTGGAGTTTCGTACGGTGCTCGGCCAGCTTGATTCCTTTCCCGCGCAGCATTCGCTTCGTCCGCCTTTTTCTTGTCGATGTCCGCGTGAACCTTATCGTCGGGACCGTGAGTCAGAACGGGCTCGCCGGTTTCTTCGTTCACGTCCACAACTTTCGGGAATTCCTGCGGAACGTATTCCTCGGCAACGCCCGCGGTGCGATAACCGCCATCGAGTGAGTGAGTGTGCGGACCGCGAACGATTTGTTCGTGCGCATCGAACGGAGTCGGCCTGATTCGATCCGTCCCGTCGAGGTTGAATGTGGGGACGTAAATTTCCCCGCGGTGATGCCAAGTGTTCTGTCCATGGCCAACGAAAACGTTTTCCTTGAAATCGTTTTCCGGAGCGTTCGACAGAACTTTCAAATTCACGGATCCGTTTTCGTTCAAGCGAACTACGATCGCCGGCGCGTCTTCTTTCTTAGCGTCGTCGTATCTGTAAATCACGGTTTGCCCGATTGCGAGTTTCCCGAGCTGCGCCGCTGTCCCGGTTTGCGCCATTCTTACTTGATCTTGCCCTTCGCCGCGTTCGTCGTAAGGCCCGTCGAAATGCTCGCCAGGTATTCGGGCGTCAGGTTGAGACTCTGCTACCTGGTCCGCGCCGATAACGTTTCGATCCTCTACTTCTCCCGTCCTGCCAATCTTCGGTGTCGTTGACATCGTCTTTCCCCCTTCACAATCGCAATTTAATTTGGGCGCTGTTTTCCGCACAACGCCCGGAAGCGGTTAGAGGTTCAGGACAGCGCGGAAGGAACGAACTTCGACAGAGACGCGGACCAGCAGAAAGAGAACATCTTTCCTGCCGTTCCGGTTCCTGCCGTCATGATGTTCCCGGCGGCGGTCCAAGTCCACGTTGAGCCGGTTGCAGAAATAATATTGAAGCAGCCTTCTCCGCTGGACGTGGCGTTGAATCCCAAGGGAATCGTGAAGCCGGTAATCGCACCGGATCCGCTCACGACGAATGTAGGACCGCTCGGCAAGAGCACTCCTGCCGCTGCGGCTACAGTTGCCGTTTGACCGCTCCATTCCGTAGCGTATGGGTTATTCCATCCTGCGACCCATCCGCCCGTGACTGAAGAGCACAGCCATTGCGCCCCCGTAAGGATATTTACCCACGGTGTCGTCGTTGTGTTGGATGCGGTGCACGTAGAGCCCATCGGAGGGTCTTGTTGGAACAGCCCGTTAGGAACAGGGTTTCCGCCCTGGGCGAGCGTGACGGCGTAGTTTGGCGCCACAAGAACCATCGCGCCGGAAAGGTGCGGTGAAGCTTGCGTGCCGAGATAGCCGCGATTCACGGTTGCGGCGCACGAAGTTGAGTTGATGATAAAAACGCCCATCGCTTCGCGGTCGATGTAGATAATTGTGGACGGCGTGCCCGGAAGAATTGGAGCGGCAATGCCGGTGCAAGATGCGAGCGTCACGGTCTGTGAAATGTTCGGCGGCGTGCCCGAATAAAGCGAAGGACCGGACACCGCCGATGCGAGTGTGGTTTGAATCATGCTTTGCTGGGCTGACGCGGAAAGAGCGCACGCCAGGACCAGAGCGAGAACTGCGACGAGGGACTTCATTTTGTTTTTCATATTGTTTTGTGCCTTAGCTTTTGGGCGATTCAAATTCCCTGAGCGTCGGGCGTTCTCCTTACGCCGTGATCCGAACTGCGCCCTGCGGATATAAGGTCGCCCATCCGCCAAGCACGTCGAGCCGCATCAATTTGCGGTCTGTGTTGATGTCCGCTTGCGCCCACGCACGAATGCCGAGGCCGAGTTCCTTGTCCTTGGCCATTTCGCACATGATCTGGTTTTCGTACAGTTCGAGGTCCGCGCATCCGAAGGTAAACGC